CCGGCGGCAGGATCGGATACACGCGGTCGCCGACAATGCTGTTGATGGCCGTTGCGGCCGTCAGTCGTGCGAAGACGATCGTTTCGGGCGCTTCCACTAGGCTCATGCGGTCACCGGTTTGGTTTCGATGCACATCAGGTCGCAGTACCAGACACGCTCGTATTCGGCGATCGATCCAATTTCCAGCGTGCGGCCGCGGTAGACGACTCGCATGGCGGTGGTCAGCCCGGGCACCGCACGAATCCGCACGGTGTAGGCGTTCAACGCCACGGCACCAATCACGTCGAAATACTTCTCGATCGACCGGGCCGGCATGGCTGAGACCTTGGCCCACACCTCGGCGAACGTCGACCACGAGATGACAACCTCGCCCTCGACGTTGCGGGACTGCGTCGGCGACTCGATGGTCACCCGCTCCGTCAGCTCGCCGGCGTTGATTGGCATTAGCGGTAGCTCCCCCAGCGGACGGTATCGAGCAACGCCCGCACCCCGAACGGCACCTCGGACAACGCCGTCTCGGCCGACATCTCGCGGTTCCGCCAGAGGTGGGCCATGAGCATCAGGATCGCCGACCGGGCGGCCGGCGGGACGCCGGTGCCGTCGGCCGAGTAGCCCGCCCACCACGTCACGGTGGTGCTGTTCTGGTCGACCAGGTGCGAGGGCCACGTCTGGCCGTACAGCGGCCGGCAGACGCCCGGGGTGGCCTGCCGGTCCACCCGGTACTCGGTGGCCGCCAGCGTGGCCGTGGAGGCCCCAGCGTTGGGCGTGTACGTGATCACCACGGCCGTGGCGGTGCCCGTCTGCATCATGGGCGGGCGGGGCAGCTCCACGTCCAGGTTGGGCACCGTGCCTTGGCGGCCCTCGATGTTGTTGCCGTCGGCCTTCAGGCCGAACTGCACCGGCGAGCCGACCTCCCCGTAAAACGAGTCGATCCGCATGGTCCACCGGGTCTGGACGAACGTCCGGTCGGTGTAGTCCTCGCACCACGCCCTGGCGGTGCTGATCAGGCTGGCGATCAGATCGTCCTCGGCCGTGGAGTCCACGCGGAGGTGCTTCTTGGCGTCGGCCAGGCTGACGGGCTCGACGGTTGGCTGCGTGGCCCGTACGAGGCTGCGGTACCTCATCGGCGCTTCCTCCTGGGCGTGGCGTCGGCGGTCTCCACATCACGCCGCTCGACGGCGAGCTCAAGCTCGGGCTGACGCTCGCCGACGAGCTCGACGATGCCGGCGATCACCCAGCTCCGCGCGGGGCCGCGGTCCATCTCCAGAACGTCTCCCTTGCGGTAGACGCCGTAGGGCTTCACGAATCGGATGCGGATCCGGTCGGTGGTTGTCATGTGCTGCACATCTCCCCGTGTTCGGCCGATCCCCATGCCTCCGGCGGCCGCCGGCTGCCGCCGTTCCAATACGCACTCGGGCTCTGGTAGACCGGCTTCAGATCCCGCCCGGGCCACGTGATCTTCAGCTCGGCGTGCCCGATGGCGATCTGCGGGGCCACGCCGAGCGAATTGCCGGCGGCCTTGAACTGCCGCCAGAAGTGAATGTCGGGATCGACTCGGCCGGTCTCGCCGTCCTTGGCGTCACCCCAATGACCGTCGGCCTTGGGCGCGCCGAGGAACCACGGGGCCGGCGTCCGCTTGAGCGAGGACGATCGAATCAGCGTGCAGCCGAAGTGGGCCGTGTCCACCGGCTGGATCACCTCCTCGAACCAGGTCGTGGGCAGCTGCACCATGCCAATGCCGTGGTGACCCTCCGGCGTGAACATGGGACAGCCGTCATCTCTTTTGGTTTGGAGCGGTGCCACGGCGTCGTACCCCGAGACGAGCGCGGCCGTCAGCAGCCGCTGGACGGTGTCGGCCTCAAAGATCGAGTCGTAGTCCACGGTCAGAATCCAGTCGGTGCGGTTCACCATGTCGACGAGCACGCGGTCCAGGCACTGTTCCCAAAACGCCCCGGTGAACTTGGTCGGCGCAATACCGAGCGGCAGGAGCGACTGCGTCACGCAGAAGAAATTGTCCGAGAACGTCAGCCGCGGCATGGAGAACGCCGCCTCGACTCGCACCTCGTGCTCGACCTGCCCCACGCGGATTTTCATGTGGTCCTCCGTAACGCCAAACGGGCGGCCGCGGGCGATCCCGGGCCGCCCGCCTTGGGCGTTACTGTCGCAGTGGCGTCAAGCGTCAGAGCGACTTGTAGTCGTTCACGCCCGCCCCGGTCGCGTCGGTGGCGTGGTTCTCGGCCTTGGACAACCGGACGTTGCTCGACACCGCCACGGCGTTGCCTGGGCTGGTGACGATCGTCAGGTAGCGCTTGCGGCCCCGCAGGTCGACGTTGAACCGGGCGATCGCGCCGACGTTGGCCCCGGTCGTGGAGCCGGCACCGGCCGTCACCGACAGGCCCGACACGTCCGCCTGGCCCGAGCCGGACGCGTCCGACTCCTGGACCTTGAGCACCGACGCGTAGGCCGAGGTGGCCGCCGTGAAGGGGCTGTAGACCACGTCGATCGCGGCGTACTTGAAGCCTGAGCAATCGATCTCGTGCGAGAAGGTGGCCGCGGCCGCCACGCTCGCCGTGCTCTTGCACACCGACTTTGCGCCACTGTGGAAGTTCATGGTTCCGTCTCCGGGAGGGTGTGAGAGTTAGGCGAGCTTCAGAGCGACCACCGGGCCGGCCGTGGACGCGTCGCCCAGGCTGTGGTGGTTGATGTCGGCGCGGTACGTGACCCGCCACGCGGTCTGGTCGACCTCGAAGTACCGATCGGTCGAGCTGGCGATCTGCATGTCGCCCTTCGTCGCCATGATGGACGAGAGGGACAGGTCGCCGACGTAGGCCGCCACGGTGCCCGTGGTCGGGGCGCTGTTCATCTTGAGCACCCACACCACCGGCAGGCCGAGGAACGTGTTGGGCGTGCCCTGAGCCAGGTTGGCCGCGGTGTTGCCGCCGGCGAGAGCGCCGATGGTGCCCGAGCCAGCCGTGCCCGAGGAGAGCATCATCCGCTGCACGCTCTGGTGGTACACGCTCGGGTGCATGTACCAGGCCGAGGTGCCGATGGCGTACCTCGGCAGAGAGGCGAGGGCCTTCAGGTAGTCGTCGATGTCGAGGGTCGCGAGCGACGTGTTGCCGGTGGCAGCCGTCACCACCGATGCGGCGTGGGTGCCGTCGGTGATCTGCGACAGGCCGCGGATGCCGCCGTAGGTCGAGGTGCCGTCACCGTTGAAGAACGCGTCGTCGATCGAGGCCGAGATGGTCGTGCCGTATTCCTGCACGAGCCACTGAGCCACCGAGATGGCGTTGTCGGCCAGGAGCTCGTTCGAGACCCGGGTGGCCGCGGCCAGCTTCTTGGCCACCAGCTGCACCATTGTGGCGGTGGGGTCGCTGGTCGTGATCGTGGTGTTCTCGCCGATCCAGTAGCCCGTGACGCCCGTCAGACGCCGGGGAACCAGGAGGGTATCGGACGACATCGTCACCCGCTGGGCGAGGTTCATCGCCACTCCGAACTTCTCGACGAGCCGGATGAGGGTGTTCGAGAAGTCCTCGAACACCAGGGCACCGCCGAGCGAGTTGACCTGGCCGCCGAGATCGCGGAACTCGGAGCCGAGGTGATCGGCACACCACCGCTTGGCGTTCTCGTCGCCGTTCAGGCTCTTGAGCCACTGGCCGCAGCGGTGGGCCGACTCGGGGCTCTCGAACACACCGGGCTTGAAGCCGCGGTAGGACACCGGCTCGATGCGGGGCTTCATCTCGGTGGTCTCCTGGTGGGCCGGCGCGGCCCGGTGCAGAACCTTGAGCAGCTCGAGCTTGCGGGCTTCGGCCGCTTCGGCGTTGGCGATGGCGGCCTTGATCCGCTCGGCCTTCGCGAGCAGCGCGTCGTAGGCCGCCTGGCGGGTCTCGGCGTCGTCGACGGCCGACCGATCGGCCGGCGTGCCGTCGACGTTCTCGGTCGACTCCTCCGCCATGCCGGCATCGTCGAGCATCCCGAGCTCGGCGAGCGTCGAGGCGAGCTGGTCGAGGAGATCCTTGATCTTGGAGGCGGCCATGGTGCGGCTCCTGTGTGCGGTGGTGGTGACCTACCGACACACTACGGACGCACCCGGCAACACTTGCAGTCGTGCCGCCGCGTTGTTTCCTACTTAGGAAACGCCACGCCGGCGGATCACGTCGGCCGGAACGACGCTGCGGTCACTGGACCCGCAGCACGGGCACCGGAGGTACCGCACCTGCACACTGCCGGCGGGCACCGATCGCACCACGCCCAGCCGACCGCGGTTGCACCGCGAGCAGCGATCACCCGATCTTGCGGCCATGTCGCTCCAGGAACGTACGGAGGGCGGTCTCGGTTTTCGCGTCCCGGTTCAGGGCCGGCAGCACGAGCGCCGGTCGGTGCGTCTGGAGATGCCGCTCAAGGGACCGGACGGCGACGCTCGTGTCGCGGTAGGCCGGGGTCAGCACCGGCCCCACGTCGTAGAGCCCGCCGATGGCCCGGATGTACCGCAGGTGGCCGCCGTTCTCGTCGGTCGTCCACTCGTCGCCGCCGTCGGCCACCGTGAACGCGAACGAGCTGCCCCACACGTCGCCGCGCTGGATCAGCTCCACCACGTCCTCGCGCGTGGAGGGCGGGTCGAGCTCGTACGCCAGACCGTCGGCGGTGGCCGCCAGCCGCAGCGTGCCGGCTCGCTCGGTGCCGAGGACATAGTTGGGCTCGTGATTGAACAGCCCCACCACGTTGCGGCCCTCGGCCCGCATGACGTTGTCGAACGCCCCTGGC